AAACACCTCGCTCCTAACTTCCTGCCTCTTAATGAAGTCACGCCAGAACTGCCTACGCTGCGTCCGTGTCCATCCAGCCTGCCGCATACGCCAGTCCATCGCATCAAGTATACGCAGGCTACGGTTTATCCGCCATTTGCGATAACAGCTAACAACGGCATCAAAGGGATAACGCAGATATCCTAATAACTTTCTCATTTCCACTCCTCCGGACTTGTACCATCAATAATATAAGCCGCTATTTGTGGAAAACACGCTTCGTCCCCACGATACACCAAACCGTTCTCGGACATGTTCTGCCGGCAATTAATAACTGTGATGGTTGGTGTCTGGCTCCCATCATCCTCCGTAACCAGCCTCGCCCGTAGATTTACCTGGACAATAGACGGCAACTCACTAAACCCAGCCGCATCATACTTACCGTTCCACACGCTATCATCCGAATTGGCACTCTTCTTCACATACTGCCTTTTATACCGGGCTATCAGGATAAGGTTCTTGTCATTATCAAATGCCTCGTCTATAAGTTTCCGGAAAACACTATTAACCTCGGCATAGTGATGTGGCTTGATCTGGGTGAGTTTACCAAAGTGGGCCATCCTTGCCATTTCCCATGCCTCAGTATCGGTATCCCAGATGATGGTGCGGATATTGGGGTCGGCCAACAGAATACGATGGTCTTTCTCAAAACTATCCCATTTCTGCTCATGCTCTTCCTGGGTGCTTGCTGGCAGCTTCCTATAATCCTTCACACTAATATCCTTTGAGGCCAGCGTCCCATCAACAAACTTCTCCACAACACCCTCAAGGCCACGGTCATTGTTGATAATGCCGATGGGTCCCGGTGCAGTGAGAGCAAAATGCGTCTTGCCATTCTTTTCCAACCCGCCTACCCGCATAACCAATCTACGCTTTACCGGTCCAGCTACTACTTTCTCAAAACCTTTAGGCATCCGTGTCCTCCTCATCTACTATGATGGGTTTAACATATCCGCGTTCAATTGCCATAGCCATCATGAGGCGGGTGAAGGCATGGGCTAGATGATCCTCAGTACAAGGCAGAACCCCGCCGCGTAAAGCCTCACCCCCGGCTGCTTTTACATGTGCCGCGGCATGAGCAAGGTGTGTCACAACGGGCTGTTTCTTCCAGCTATCGTGATCATGATTGCCGTCCCCAGCCTCCATCACCTTTTGTATCTCATCCACGACCTGATACGGCCACAACTCCTCAGTTGTGGTCACATTGATATTAACTGTTTTCTGTAATCCCATTTACATATCCTCCTTACCCGTGTTAAGTATAGCCATCTGCCCTTCCAACTGCTCTATCCTGATCTGTGCATCAACCAGATGAGCCGCGAGGTGTAATAGAAAGACGGCGTGTATAGGTAATATAGTACCTGGTGCCACCCGCACACGGCTATTAGCAGCACCAGATATCTCCTTAAGGAGTTCGATGAAATCATCCTCAGCCTCGGCTATCTTTTCCAGCGCACTAAGCACCTCCGCCGATAAGTTTATCATCCCACCCTCCCACTAACCACGGTAGTCTCCGTCACTTTAAACCCGGGCATAGTATTGAATTTGCTACTCACTATCCCATTCGCCTTCGCATACCGCTTCGCCGCACCCACATCCACCGTCAACAGCACCGACGGCAACTTATCATGGAACACCGCCTTGATAACATCCATCTTACTTACCAACTCCACCTTGATATCCTTTCTCACCGTGGTAGAGCCACCACCGGTACGCACAGTCCGCTGCACATCCGCAACCGGGATTACGGAATTAACCACTACATCGGCATCAAGCAGCTCCTCTGCCCTGTCCATATCCCCATCAATAATACATTGCTCGGCTTCCGCGGCCAACTCCGCCTTCTGAGCCCTCTCCTCCTCCAGCTCCTTCTCCTGCGCTTTCCTCTCCGCTGCCATCCTCACCTTCTCCTGCTCCAGGAAGTCACGCCCTATCTCCCTATCCACAATAAGCCGCGCTTGCTTAAACGGAGCACTAAGCACCTTCAGCCTCGCCAACAGATCCTTATGTAGCCTGTTGGCCGCATCGATGTCGGGCCGGAACTCTGCCTCGATGGCTTTGATGGCTTTCCGGGTGTTGGATGTGAATTCAGCTGCGCTCTCCCGGGTAGCCTGGTCCACTATCATGAGTGCTTCCGCCTGTGCTATCACCTGCTGACTGTTCTCCTCGTACATCTTTAATGCTGTTGCTTCCATAGTTCACTCCCCTTCATATATCATTAATTATCTGTTCCTCTGCTTCATCTTCCCACCGGCTAACCAGCTTTTTGAAATCAACGGAAATTACTAAATCATCCAACTCACCCGCCCTGATTAGCTCATCCCACTCTTTTGGTACAATAACATCGAATTTATTCCCTATAACTCTTAGAAAGCGTATAAGGGATAGTGCGCGATCTCTTGCCTTCTGCGCCGCTCTTTGTCGTACGCGCTTCTTTAACGAAACCATGACGATTACCCTCTCCTCTTCATAGTTTTAACATGATTCAACACTGCTTCCCAATTCTCATCCAGCTCCCCCTGCGTAAACACCAGCTCCCAAGGCGCGTATGCGTTGGCAGGGTCATGCATTATAGCTACGTGATGCAGCACCCGGAACACGCACTTCCGCACTCCCAACATCTTACAATACCCCTTCACCTGCATAAGCCACTTCCAGTTGTTAGCTGGGGTAGACTCGGCGGAGAGGGCAGTGCATTTATACTCCTCCACTACCTTCTCCTGATTACTACCGCGAGTATATCCATCAGGGCTCCCAATAACTCCATCCAACTCAATCTCACCAATTCGGACGGCTGCCTTCTCCCCAAACGCCCTCGACAATGCCACCTCCCACAGATACCCCTTCTCAAATTGCAGCATCGTCGCCTCATCCACCTTCCTCTCCGCAGTCTTCATCAGCTCCCGATCCATATCATGTATTACATCGCTGAGGTGTAACCCAGGACTCCTACTCTTCGTCTGCTCCGTCGTCCACGGGAATTCCTCTTGTAGCTTCTGTATCCTCATCTACATTCTCCTCTAAAAGATCCACGTCCCCCTCAGTAATAACATCAGGGTCACCAACCAATTTACTGGTTGCTTTACGTAATGCTGCCCCAGCCTTTGCACCATCTATTCCGGCCTCAGACAATTTATTAAATGGAAATGTCTTCGCATCCCTCACCTGCACCCACCTCTGTATCAAGGCTAACTTCTTATCACCGGGCGCCCGCATAAACTGTGCCAAGAAGCGTTTCCGTTTCCGTATATCCATACCTTTCTTGATGAAATGCGCCAACACAGCATCAAAAAGCTCGTCTGGCTGCCCCATCACATCCTTGCTCACATACACTATAAACTCAGTTTCTCTCGCCATACTACTCTCCGTTTAATATAGGGGCGGCCTGGAATTGACCACCCCCAAGGTTAATTTAGTCCGCCATCTTGAGTATTCCATCCTCCAGCGTCCACTCATCACGGCCGCTAAGGTACTCATCATTCTGCGCTAATTTGATGGCGCTCTTCTTATCTCCCGGCAGGTTGGGCACTTTGAACAGGGATGACAGCATATCGGTTTTTGCAATCGGATCATCGCTATCAGCTAACAGGCCAAGTATGGTCATAGCCAACGCATCCGCAAGTCCTGAATCGACAACCGCCGCTTTACCTTTACCCTTGCCTTTCCTTTTTCCCTTCACTGCTTCACCGGGTAATTCCAAAACCTTGGTACACAGGAGTACCGTGGGTTCGCGCTCGTCTTTTTTCTTCGCCAAACCTTTATACTCCACGACCTTGCGAAGGAAGTGACCTTTAAGCCCGACCAGGTAGCCAATGTTCTCGGCATCCATCTGGTTAAGCGGGAACCCGGCCTCGACAATAGACCCAAGCAGCATACCAAACTTACTCTTCTTGGTAAGCGTGCCTTTGGATTTGAGTACGATGAGCCCCATACCGGTATCGTCAGGCGCGAAATCACCCTTGCCACCTACCGAGTACAAACTCACGTCCTCTTCACCATCAATATCAAACACCACACGGGCACAGGGTATTTTCTCCTGAATACTCCCGCCATAATCCGTCATGGTAAACCTAATATCGGAGATCACACCGTCAAAATCATCAATTAGTCCTCCACCCTCTGCAAAACCATCCGGGCGAAGATTTACTTTTTCAGCCATCTTGCTTCTCCTTCTTTTAAAACATGGTTTATATTATTTGGGGCATTCCCCAAAACAATTTAATCCTCTTTTTCCCTCCTTTCTTCCTGTACTCTTATATCCATTTTAACACCACCAATAAATATTGATTCTACATAATCCTCAGAAGTAGATAAGGCTTGAAAATAACCGGAGAGTATTTTAAACGCGTCGTCAATACCCTTTGCCTCAAACACACCATTATCAATATTTATAATAAATTTCTTAAGCATGATTATCTGGGATTACCAACTATTTTAACAGCCAACCAGCTATTAAATAGACGGTACGCCTTTCTGACAAACTTTGGCATTATTTTGAGAGGAAACGGCAAAAGAAGAGTTACATTGTCGATCCCACCAAATTGCCCATACCCATCGTGTGGCTCATTGGTTTCAATAAATCCACAGGGGCATAAATTTACTTTGTTACTCATACTTCTTCTCCTTTGGTAAGTGATTTTTTAAAATCCGGTCCGAGATGTTCCCAGACCACGCCCTGCTCCTCTAACGCCCTCCTCTCCTTTTTAATTACTTCACTCACAGCCACAACAAGCAAATTGGTCATACTTGAATACTTCCCTCCTGTTAGATAGATTACACGTTCCATATCCTCTACAAGCTTGGGTGAAAACCGGAACGTCTTCATAACACAAACAGTTGCCATATTACCTCCCCCTTCCTTTCTCGCCTTTTTCCCTTATACATAGTATAAGGAAAAACCTTGTAATGATTATTTACGCTTAATTGCCATTCTTTCGTGCAGTTCTCTATGCTCTTTCCCCGTCACTATCATTAAATTGTCAATATTGTTGTTGGACGGGTTTCTATCTATATGGTGTATGTCTATGCCTGGTGGTATTTTACACCCAAGCCACATCTCCATAACGTAGCAGTGTTCGCTTACAGATTCAATAAAAGTAACTTTAAAAAGTTTAACGTATCCGCGCCCAATTTTACACTTAAATGGGTACTCCGGATAGCCAGACTTTTCTAAATTATCGGTGTTTATTGCCCGCATATTATATAACCCCTCTGTTTATATTACAGTAACATCCATTTTCACCCTCCGAACACCCACCGAACTGGGCTCTAAAAATTGCGTTCGTTTTATTCACCGAACACCCCACCGAACAAAAATCACCTAAACTACTTCCGCCATTGACTTCAAATACCATTTCTCCACCGAACTTTGTATTTTCAAGTGTTATCGTTCGGTTGTGTGTATCTATACACAACGAACACCGAACAACCTACTCCACAAACCCACTAAAATTTACCTTATCATAGCCAATAGGATTGATCTCACTATACTGCTCCATACCCTTCAATGTGAAGAGGCCAGATGGCATTAATAATCCCTCAGCTATCGCCAGCTTTTTAACCTCGCTCGTGTATGCTTTGCTGCAATTAAGAAATCCATGCACTTCTGATTGCGCCATGCCCTGACCAAGACATTTCACTATCCTGTCCTTGAGGACAATAATGGGTTTGTTGGTATGCCATTGGATAGCCCCGCGCTCATTATGGATAGATATTGAAAATGGCTTAACATCGGTGTTGAGGCCGCGGGACTTGCTGAAGCCTATTTGAAACACGGCCTCGCTACCTTGTTTGAACCCAGGTGGCGATTCCAGTGTTATACTCACATCGGCGAAGTCCTCCACGCTTGATGTGCCGCGTATACCGCTCCGGGAGTTCTTTCCAAAGTGGCATATCAACACAGTAGCCACCCCAATGCGCCGTATCGCCAATAGCCATTGCCCCACATCATCAAAGTCCTTCTTGTCGTTCTCGTCCATGCCGGGGAATGCCGCGCTCTTGTTATCCAATATCAACACGCCGTAGCGTCCGGAGCACGCTGATAGGAACTCCAACAGGTCTTGCCGCTGGGAATGGTGGTTGAGGTTGAGTATTCGCCCGGTCTCGTATTGGCTATACTCACTATTGTACCAATCCAGGGGGGCATGTGGTTTGCCGATGCCGCGATTGAGTCCAGCTATCCGAGGCAGCATCTCACCCTGGGGCATCTCCATGTCCAGGTAGAGCACGCCTACAGGCCTCTCAACGAACCAGCTCCCGATAGAGCTACCGCGTGTCAGGGCGTAGGCCAGAGCCAATCCAAGCCATGTCTTGCCACCGCCACGTTGACCGCCGATGAGTGCTATGGTGCCAGCATGTAGCCACGGGTGCATGAAACAGGTGCGCTCGGGTAGTTCGTATTCGCCGGTTTCTACTCGGTTGGTATCGATTAGGGCTTTACCTATGTCCATTTGGCATATCCTCATGTGTGTGTTTGTCTTTGAGTACTACTTTGCTTTTGCATCCCAGGAGCGCATCCCAGACCCGGTAGAACACCCTATCATGGATTTCCCCGCACATAGCCACCAAGCTCCAGAAGTGATGCTTAAACCACCACCAGAGGAGGATAGATAGGAAGACAGTGGATATGAGGAAGCCTATGATGAAGAAAGGGATGAGGGCTTCAATTAACATGTTTGCCTCCCCCCTCCTTCAACCGCCCATTTGCACGAGCGATAAGCTCTTTTGGTTTACTATGCGGAAATTCGTAACAACCGCGGTTCTCAGAATCTACTTTTACGTTTATCCACTCCACCAACTCCCGAATCAACGTCTTGTCAGCTTTGCGGTGTTCCTGCATAATAACAGCAAGCTTGCGATTAGATTTGTATGTATCTTCAAAAAGGGATTCCGTAATATCCGCCCTGATATAGCAGATGTCGTCTGTTATGCCATCATTTTGTGGGCGATTATGCCATATAACACTTGGTACAATTTGTCCCTGTCTTTCAGGCGGACACCATTCAATCCATATTTCCTTAGGTGCTTTCATGTGCCTAACCTACTTTCTACTTGGTCCCGTGTATCTACTACAAAATAACTTTGTCCATTTGACATATTTATTATAGTCCCTATACTACCTCCAACATGTTCCATCCCCTCTTCTGCTTCAAGGTCTGTGATAATCTCCTCAAGCATAACGAATACAGTATCATTTTCGATATATTCATTAATTGCTTTAAACCTTTCCTCAAGCTCTTTTATATTCATTCCCCTTTTCCTCTCAAGCTATCCCATTGCTCCTGACATATCACAGGGGCATCGAGACGTTCGGCATAATCCTCAAGCCATTTAGGTTCATCTGGATGTTGAAAGCCCAGAGATTCTTCATCCTTATTATACAGGGCTAAGTCACCATCTCCGTCCCACGCAAACCAGCACTTCGTCCCCTTAATATCCACACTCAGGTCGTCAAGGGTGGCAGGCTGTGCTGGCGGCGTATCGGAGGTAGTCCACGGTGCCCCGCGTGTGACCAGTACTTTTGTGCCATGTCGCTGTCTCCATTCCCACCAGCCCACTTTAGGCTCGGCAATATCAGCCTCGTATCGACTGCGCTCAGATTCAGATGCGAAGTCATAGCGGTTCCATGTTTGGTGACTGGCACGACATATAAATAAGGAGTCTCCAACATCGTCGTTTGTTATGTCACCCCTCTTGGTGCCTACTCCGGTTTTGATAAATTTATATTTACCAATTAACTCGCGGTCTTTTGTACGCAACTCCCCCTCAATCAACTCAGGCTTCTCATCGACAGGTTTCTCCCCGCCTATCACACCAATCGCAGCTTGATGCCATGCAGGGTATTCATACATATAGGCTGCCTTATCATCTGAGATGCGACATGTCGAAGTGTAATTAGATACTACAGGCTCAACGATGAAGCGGACAGGGCAATCTCCTTCCAACTGTGTTGTACTTACATAATCACCACTGCATGTTATTATATATCTTTCATCACATGTATATTTCTGCATATCTTTTGGTAATCCTACACCTACAATCTTCCACGTCTCACCATCCTGCTCAAACACATCACCGATAGTTAGCGACTTCTCCCTACCACCGTCTACAATTGGTTGTGGGATAGGGGTGAGCGAGGATTCAGAAGTCCACAGACCCTTGGTATAATCACCAAAGATTACACGATATATATTTGAAGGGTTATCTTCATCTATAAAATTTATTGTTACCAGTTGAGGTTCTTTCTCACCACCATCCCAAATTCCATCCCACCAACACGCATCACCGACCTTGAACTTCGGCTGTGGCTGTGCTTTCAGCTTTCCAATCTTCGCATCTAACCTTTCCACCATCCTCAAAGCATTAACACGGAACTCCTCGATATTACCTTCATTCCTGCTACTCGCTGCCGCATCATATTCTACACAGCATCCAGAATGTTCCGTCTGTAAAGGACACCTTCCAAGCTTTTTATTTGTACAATCTGGTTGACCACAATTATTAAGAAACAAACCACAGAGCTTGCACTCATCCGAGCTTGTCTTAGCATCCCCAAGCTTATCAATCGAAGCATTCTCCAACCAGTGTAGCCGACTGTCCCTTAATGCTTTCAAAATTGTCTCATTCTTGTTCATGCCTCTACTCCTCCGTCTCAATATAAGTTATACGATACTTCGACCCACCATCCACCATTGGCGTATGAAACACTCTAACTCCCACATCACATGGCTGCCATGTAGCGGGCTTCATAATACCATAACAGTCCATCGCATGAACAGTCGTCACGCTCCCACCCACATTTATAATCCAATACCGGGTAGTGTGTAAGTCGGTGCGTAATAGCAGCCCGCTCTCATGATCGCCAAGTACACCCGATATTGTGACAATGTTAATACCCAAGGTGTTTGGCTTGAATGGACTATTGCATCCGAGTAAGCACATCATGACACACGTAAATATAATCATTCTACTCTTCATTCGCAGTAACCCCCTCTCTACGATGCTATGTTTTGTCTCCATCACTCATCCTCCATACTAAATACACTCTTACATCCCATTTAAAACCTCTTTTAATTACTCGCCCTGTAAATATTGCATACTATTTCTAAAATGTCAAGTAAAAATCCCATTACCACTTAAAACCACTATATACTACCATTTGAAACCCCAATGTCACTCCCCATTTGAAACCAGAGCGCCCGTATCTTACACCAATGATGCAGAAAGCAACACGGAGCCCCACTTGAAACCATGCTCTCATTTGAAACCCGACTCCCATTTGAAGAGGCGCTATTTGAAGAGGCCATTTGAAACCAGGGTCCGAGTCTCAGCCGGAATCCCCGGCGCCCGGTGCTGGAAATTCTGATCCCGGCCTCCCCTGCCCTATTATAGCAATATCGCAATATACCCCAAATAGGCCCTATTCGTATGCAGTAACCACGATATAGCTTAGAAAGCCCGGAAACGGTGTTTTTTCGCATTATAGCCTCGGAGTGATACTTTGTTATGGGTAAATAGTTAATGTGCTTAGATATTGCCGTCCTGGCCCCCTTGTTATTCGTCCGCCAGCAATGGTAAATTGTAAAGCGCAGCCGGCAATAAAAAACCGGGAAGTTTGTCAGGCCCCCCGGTAATTATTGTTTCTGATTATTCAGATTTCATTATACCCCCCTTTCCTTTGCTATGATGTATTGTTTAGTTGTCACCCTTTGGCAATGCTGGAAGTACAACACCGATTATCAATAATACTAGCACGGTCCAGATCATATAATACTTTTCCTTTCCCCGGTCATAATATCCGCCGTTGCTACAAAGTGATTAAAGGTGCTTGTGAATTCCTCAGTTGAAATAAACTCATGTAGCAGCTCATATGTTTGTTCCCTGGTCCTACTGTGTTTCTCTGCTAAATCTTGAACTAATGTGTCGAGCCGTTGTTCAATGTCCTCAAAATCCTGCATAATATTACTCCTCTTCCTTTGTTGTGTGGTCCATTGTTATATTACGTTATAAAATGCAATTCCAGCGTAGTCAAAATTAAATACGTGACTAAATACATTTGTACGATTATATAATGCTGCG